GAAGGTGAGTGTGTCAGCCATGGGATCACCGCTGCGGGTTCACCGGAACGGTGAACTCCTCAGTGTGGCCGTCTTCGACTGGGACGCTGGCGAACTCGTCGACGATGACGAGGGTACCGCCGCCGCCCGAGCCACCGGCGAACACGCCGATCTCGCTGACCTCCGTGTTGGCCGGGACCTCCGTACCGCCCTTGACTCGGATGACGGCTTCGAACTCGCCGAGGTCGCCTGTCTCCAGCAGCTCGACGTTGCTGTTGTTTACGTCTGCTCGGTGGACTTCGTCCCCGAGTTCCGATGCTCCGTTGGATTCGTTTTGACCTGTCCCGAGAGCGATAGCGTCGATGACCGGCGCGTCGCTGATCGCGCGGTCGCCTTGCCACTCGAGACCGTCGTCGGTTACTGTCGTCATTCGTATGAGTTATGGTGTTACGCGTTGCTGAGCGTCCAGGTCTCGCCCGTGCTGATCGGGGCGAGTTCTGACGCTGAGAGGCCAGCGGTGCTCAGTGTTTGGTGTGCCGTCTCCTCGACGATCAGGTTCGGCGAAGCAGTCGCCGATCGCCGGTTCGTCGGGAAGGCCGTCCCCGCAGCGTTGAGTCGAGGCATCGCCGGATCGGTCGTCGTCATCGCCCGGACGACCGTCGCCTCGGGGATCAGGCCGGGCGTCGCTGCGCCGGACGACCAGAACCCGAGGTCATCTGCCGAGAGCTGCCAGCCGTCAGAGCTGAGCGGATCGAGCTCGGACGACGACAGCCCGATGCTGCTGAGCGTTCGGGTTCCCGTTGCGGGTGTCTCGAACGAGAGCGGCGCCGTATCCGCCTCGGTAGGGGTCGTCCGCCTCGTACTCCAGCCGAGCAGCCGGAGGCGTACTGATTCCGCCAAGAAGTTCGCTTCGGCGTTGACGCCTGCTGCGGAGACGTCGTCGAGGCGGTCGTTCAGCACCGAGGGGCGGATGTTCGACTGCCCCATCGTGTCGGCCGGGATTCGCGGTTGCAGCTTTGCGACTTCGTCGGCGGGCTCTCGGAGCTCGACGTTCTCCCGGGAGATGTCCAGGAGGACGACGATCACCTCGCCGATCTCTCGAAGCGTCCCCGATGTGATCTGACTCCGCAGCGCCGTCTTCACGCGGGCGCGGAACTCGGGGAGCGAGTCGTCCGTCCGACGTTCGAGGTCGAAAACTGTCGCCAGTCGTTCGAGCTCGGCGGCCCCGGCAGTGTCGACGAATCGCGACGCGGCGATCTGCTGCCGGACCCGCCTGAGTTCCTCGAACTCGGCTTCGAGAGCAGCCAGCAGCGCGGACCACACTGGCCCGTCAGCTGGATACGGTGTTTTAAGCGAACCCTCCAGGCGCTCGCGGGGCGTCGAGTCGGGGTCGATCCCGATCTCGAGGTCGTCGTCTGAGTCCTCACTCGACGACATGCATCGTCACCTCGTCGATCCCGGTCATCGCGGCCTGGTCGTCGCCCATCGCGAGGTTGTCCTCGGCGAGGGCTGCCGGATCCGTGCCGATCGAGACCTCGGCTTCGATCACGCCGCGGGTTTCCATCACCCGGCGGAAGATCTGGTCGAAGATGACGTCGTCGCCGACCTCGAGCTCCCCCGGGTAGTGGATCCCGTCCGACGCCGTGCCGCCGACGTAGCGGACGAGTCGGTCGGTGATCTCCTCGCTCCCGTCTTCCGGGAACGTCCCCGACGTCGTCAGGTCGGCCTCGACGTAGACGCTGACGCGCTCGGCCCGGTCGAACGATTCCGTCTTCTCGTCGCCGTCGACGGTGACCGTCGCCGATTCGGTCCCGAAGGAGTCGAGGCCGCCCGCCCGGGAGTCGGCGATCGCGAAAGCGATCGTGGTGTCGTCGACGTCGGGAGCCAGGACAGTAACCTGGACACCGAACTCGCCCTGATCCGGATCCCGGACCTCGTCGACGCCGACCGACCGAATCCGTTCGTCGGAGTTGAAGACCTGTGCCCGGATCGCCCGCACCGTCGCAGCGCCGCCGTCGGCGAGGCTGTTCTGGTACCGGAGCCGGAACTCGGGATCAGTCTCCCGGTCGCGCCCCGCCACGAAGCCGAGGCTTTCGTCGCCCGTCGGCTCGGGGTTGGTGACGTCGTCGATCCCGCCGATCAGGTCATCGAAGCGCGTGATCGAGTCTGCGGTGACGTTGGTCTCTTCGCCGAGCCACTCCTCGTTCAACTCCGACTGCCACGGCTTCAGTGCCTCGATCGAGGCGGTCACCTCCGTGTCGCCTTCCGAGAGGATGACCTCCTCCGTGGTCTCGAACGGGATCTGCGGTCGCGTCTCCGTCCGGCGTGTCGTCACGACCGTCTCCGCGGGGATCGTGATGTCGTCTGGTGCCGGCGATTCTCGCGAGAAGACGACCTCGCCGGTCGCCGACCTGGACGGGATTCGCGTGAACCCCGCGAGCGCCAGCTGCTTGTCCAGCGCCTCGCCACTGGCGTCCTGGAAGAAGCCCGCGTAGTACACCTCTTCGAGGGCCATCCAGTGGTGGGCGAACTCCTGAGCCGCCATGTCGATGGCCTGTTGCTGTGGCGACCCTTGGTTGAGTTCGATGTTCTCGCCGGCAGCATTCTTGAACGTCCGCTCGAGTCGATCGCGGAGTTCATCGACGTGCGGCCGTCGTAACGATCCGTCTGGTTGAATCCCGTACTCGCTATCGGTCATAATCAGTTAGACTGACACCTCTGTGTTGAAGTGGAGGCCCTCGCCATCGACGAGCGTCACCGTGATCGCGACGCTGACGCGCCGGTTCGCATCCGGATCCGTGATGTTGACCTCGTCGACCGTGTCGACGCGATCGTCCTCCAGAAGCGCATCTCGAATCTCCCGGTCGAGGATCGCCGGCGGAGCGCCCGTCGCCTCGAACACTCGAAGGCCGTGGTTCTCGTCGAACGGATCTTCGCCGCGAACGGTCTTGAGCGTCGTCTTCAACTCCTGCTCGACTGCCGCGGTACCATCGATCCAGACGAGGTCCCCGTTCTCGGTACGGTAGCTGCCGTCGTCCTCGAGCGCGAGTGTGCGTTTATATTTCATTCCTCTGTCACCGTCAGTAGGTCGTTGCCGCCATCGTCGACGAGCGTGGCCGTCCCACCAGACCCGGGATCGTCCGTCGAGTCGTCGACGCACATCACCGGTGCGCCGTTGACCGTCAGGAGATGCTCCTGGTCCGGCGTCAGGTCGTGTGTTTGGTAGTCGACGCAGTTCCCCATCGGATCCGTCGAGTGACCGTGCGAGGGGAAGTGCATCACCGCGGTCGCGTTGGTGGCGACATCGGCATCCTCGACCGAGAGGAGTGCGTCATCTGTCGCCTCAACCGAGCCTGACGCCGGCTCGGAACACGCCGCCGGGTGGCCGTCGGCCTCGCACGGTGCGCCGATGAGAGCTGGCGTAGCCATCACTCGATCGGCCCCTCCTTGACGTCGACCGACTGCGCGTACCACTCGAAGTTCCCTTCGCCGTCGGAGACGATCCCGTGGCCGCTCCCGTCGACGAGCTGGAACCCGCCCGACTCGCCGTTCAGGCGAAGCGTCGGCGCATCCTCGCCGAGGTCGACCACGAACTCGTTCGATCCGTGTTCCGGGATGTCGTCCTCGTCGAGCCAGAGCAACGGCAGCAGGACGGCGTCCTCGAGCTGGAACCGGCGCTCGCTCTCGACGGGCTGCTCGCCACGCTGCTGGATCTGCTTCGCGAGCGGCTCTTGGGCGTGCATCACGAGTCCCTCGTCGCCGCTCTCGACCGGTGTGATCATCCCCGCGCCGTTCCGGGCGAACGGACTCGCGACCGGGACGTTGTCGATGAGGATGTCCGAGTCGCTCTTCAGCGAGACGACCGCCCGACGCGTCTCCTCGTCGATCTCCTCGACGCGAACGAACGTGAGGGTGTAGATCCCCCGAATCTCCGAGCGGACGGCCTGCTTGAACGTATCGACGTTCCCCGTCATCGGACGTCCTCCGCGTCGATCCTACAGCCGCAGTCGGGACACTCGTAGTGGGTGGTCTTGCCCCACTGGTTGCTCTTCGCGACGGCCTCCCCGTCGCAGTCAGTACATGCGATCGTCGATGAATCCCAGGCGTTCATGGTCAGGTCAGTTATCGATGGAGTAGTCCGCCTCGATCGGCGTCAGCGTCCCCCGGGCGAGATGGTCTCCAGACTGCGTCGACGAACGGAACTCGTAGTCGCTCACGCGGTACGGCCCGCTGTAGGCGTCCGTTTCGACGTAGACCGCAGCGCCCTTCGAGATGCGAGGTTCGAGCATCGATTCGAACTCCAGCTGCCCCTCGACGTCGTCGTTCGTGTCCGACTTCTCGCCGATCGAGATCAGCATGCCCTCGTAACTCAGCTGCGGCGCCTCCTGGGCCTCCTCCGACCGAGGGAGAAAGTAGATCTGCCCGCGGGTCGCGAACCACTCCCACTCGACGCCCGTTTTCTCAGCGGCGATCTGGACGAGGTCGTCCAGCCATCCGGTCACCGTCTTGTCCGGCGTGACTGACCACGAGCCCTGGATCGGCTCGCCGGCGGACTCCGTCTGCGCCGACAGCCCGATCTCGCTGGCGATCGCCTCGGTGATCTGGTCGGGGCGCTTATCGACCCACGTCTTCTGCGACCAGGAACTGTCGGGACTGACCTTCGTCACCGCCTCGGTCTCGTCGACGCCGGCGAGCTTGTACTCGACATCGCTTGCCGATGGTGACCGTTTCCGCGTGTCGATCTTTCCGAGACACACCGTCTCGACGGTTCCATCTCCCCAGCCGAGTTCGATCCGACAGAGGTCGCCGTCCTCGATGCGCCCCCACGTTTCCTCGGTCAAATTCCACGTCGTCACCTCGAACTCGAGCGGGTCATCCTTCGGCTTCCGCACCCGGACGTCGAGGTCGAGCTCGTCGAGGGACACCTCGCCGGCGTCGACGCTCCGATGCTGTTGCCAGACCGTCATCGGTCAGTCCTCCTCTTGCCGCCCCGACGGCCCGGGGAGTACCCAGAACTTCATCTCGTCCCCGAGGTTCGACGGCGTGACAGCCGTCTCCTCGCCCGAGGGATCCGCGAAGACGAACACCAAGTACGGCAGGTAGGAGTACGGCCGGTAGGGAGTTGCGATGCTCTTCGTGATGGTGAACTCGCGCCGGAGGTGCTCGATCTCGACCGTCCACTCCTCCTGGACGGCATTCCAGTCCATCCGCAGCGCGAAGCGTTGCCCGGGGAACGACCGCGGGATGAACTCGAGGTGAATCGGGCGCTTCTCTCGGGCGCGCCGCTCGGGAATCGGGATCTCCTCCATCGCTTAGAGCACCCCCGAGAGAGATTCACGGAATCCAGATAACGTATCGACGATGCCGCCCGACTCATCCTCGACCTGCCCGCCATCGCTCTCCTCGGGCTGCCCCAGCGACGACTCCGTCTCCGCTGCCTCACTCCCCATCGCCCCGGACTCGGTCTCGATCGAGATCTCCGCCGTCTCGACCTCCGCCTCCGTGATCTGCTTGATGGTGAGCGACACCTGGTAGTGGGCGTCGCGCTTGGCCTCGTTCGATGTGTCCAGCGTCTCCAGCTTGGCTCTCGAGATCGAGACCTGACCGACCGACGCCGGGAACGGCTCCCCGCTTTCCCGCAGCGACTGGAGCGAGCGGTACTTCTCGACCGGAACCCAGGCCTCCAGCGACACTTCAACCGGCTCCTGCTGGACGTACGAACTGAACTGGAAGCCCTGCTCGGTCCGCTTCTCCGGCGCGTTCCAGCCCCCCGAGTCGTTGATACTCGTCACTCCTCGGAGAACCATATCGCCGATTGTTACTACATCAGACATTTCAGTTGTTCACCTCCCGAGCGAGCCGCTGGAAGAACACGTCGAGCGCATCACCGCTGAGCGCCTCCGATGCGCCGTCGCCCGCTGCTTGGCGGACCTCCGCCTCAGTCGAGTTACCGCCGTCGACGTCGATGTCCTGGTTGATCGTGATCTCGATCGGGGGCGTTCCTTTTCCTGACCCGCCGCCTGGACCACCGGAACCCTCCCCCTTCCCGGAGCCACCGAGTGCGTCAGCGGCCGCCCCGGCCGCTTGTCCCAGTGGGGTCTTCCCGAGGAGACCGCCCGCGGCGCCGGCCGCCTGTCCCAGCGGGGTCTTCCCCAGGACGTTACTGACCGACGAGACGAGCGTCGGTGCCTCCGACTCGACGCCGCCGGCGATCGTCTGGATCAGCCCGGGACCAGTCTCACCGAGTGACTGGAGCGGCCCCTTCTCAGCTGGGGAGAAGGGGAGTCGGTCGCGGATCCCCGACGCGACGTTGGTGACCGCGTCGACAGGTTTCGATGCCGCGCTCTTGATACCGTTCGCGATCATCCCCGGGATCTGCTTGCCGGCGTCGAGCCACTTGCTCGGATCCGTGATCATGTCCTTCGCCAGCAGCAACGGCCCCAGAACGGGCAGTGCGTACTTCGCGGGACCGAGACTCGCGAGTCCCTCAGCGATCTTCCCGGGGAGACTCATCGCCGCCTGCTTGACCTTCGGCCCGACGCTCGAGATGAGACCGGGCAGCTTCAGCACCGCGGCGAACGGCGCGATGAGGGAGATCCCCGCGATGGTCGCGCCGATCCGTGCGAGCTCGAACAGGATACCGATGAACTGCTCCGTGATCGCCCACGCCTGGCCGGCCTTCTCACTGAAGAACCCGAGGACTCCCGCCGCCTTGTCGCCGGCGCCGAAGAGGTCCGTCTTCATCACGCCGGCGAGCCCGAGGATGGCCGCAGTGATCCCGATGGCCAGCAAGCCGATGGGACCGAGTGCCGTCCAGAGCGCGCCGACGGCCGT